ATCGTGCTCATGCTCCGAACCCTCCCGGGAACGCTCCCTTGAGCGCCGCCTCATAGGCGGTCGCATACATCGCTTCGATGTCGTCGATCCGATCGACCAACACGTCTCGGATCACGTACGGGCCCTGCCCCGGTCGGCCGGCCGTCCACCCGTTGCCGACCCATGTAGGCATCTGCGACCCGTACGCCTCGTACTTCTTGTTTGCGAACCAGCCGACCCGCTTCTTCATCCCCCAGAACGCGGGCGCCGCGAGCGCCGCGTCCGTGCCGTTCTGCGCCGGAATCATGCGGATACGGGCCGTAGCGTTCGTCGCAGAAGGCCCGATACCGACAGCCGCCCGTTGCTCCAAGCGGCTACCGGATCGGGCCTTCTGCTGCGCCCATTCGACGACCTGCTTCGACACCACAAGGTTGGCCTTGCGCGTCTCACGGGAAAGGCTCTGGGTGGCCTTCTTCATCCCCGCGAACAGTTCCTCGAATCCCTGGACGTACAGGGAGACGAGGGCGTCGTCTGCCATCTTCGGCGCCTAGTAGGCGGCGTCGGAGGTCTGGTACTCCAGCGTCCACGCCGGATCGGTCAGGTTGTCCAGCACCCGGAACGGCAACGGCTGCTCCGGGGTCATGTCCAGACCGACCTTCGGGGACGAACCGGTCAACTGGATCAGCGGGAACGTGGCCCGGAAGAAGAAGTCGAACCCGGCCTCGATCTCGCCACCCGTGAACGTGATGACCAGATCCTCGAGCTCGGTGCCGGCGATCCACGAGTTCTGCCAGGTGTCGCCGTCGAAGTCGAGCGACAGGGTGCCGGTCGGCTCCACACGGGTGTTGAGGATGGGCTTCTCGCGGCCACCGGCGCAGATCCGCCAGCGTTCCATGTCGAGCCCGGTGGGGATCGTGAAGTCAGACGATCGCAGGCACTCCGACGAACCACCGATGGTGACGACACAGTCGGTGTCGGTGTAGATGGTGGGGGTCGTCGGGTATGACGGGGTGACCGACGCGGCGGCGGTGTCGAGCGTCTTGTACTGGTAGGTGTTCTTGAGGACCGGCAGGCCCTTGGGGGAGAGGCTGAGGTTCAGCGACTCGACCATCGCACCGAGGTAGTCGTGGTGGTTGGTGGTGCCATCCACCGACACGCGGCCAGCGTGCAGCGTGAACGACTTGATCGGGCCTGAGGTGGTCGGGGTGAACGTGTGGAGTCGGGCGTTGGTCGCACCGACCGGGGTGGTGGTCGCCACCGTCGACGCGACACCGGCGAGCAGCAGACCGAGCGACTTGTTCATGAGGTCGACGGTGATGACGTGCTGACCACCGCGCTCCACGGCCACCGAGCGGCCCGTCGGGGTCGCCACCGTCGCCGGGCGCATCCCCCGGGACTGCATGTGCTCGATGTTCGGGGTCGCGTCGTCGGTCTGGTTCTCGATGCCTCGCGTGAGGGTGGCGGCCTTCGTGCCCCAGGCCACCGCCTCCTCGCCGATCGTCCAGAAGTTGTCTTGGATGCCCATTTCAGCCCTCCTGGCCGGTCGGGGTGGCACCATCCGCGGGTGCGGTGGTGTCGGCGGCCAGGGCCGCACGGATGTCCGCTACGGGAGCGGACGGGTCCACGTCGACACCGATGGCGTCAGCGTGGGCGATCAGATCGGCCTTCTTCGCCGTGGCCGGATCGAACGGCTGCTCGCCGTCGACCGGTTCGAACTCGGCGCCCAACGTCGCCACAAGGGCGTCGTCGAGGTCGAGGACCTGGCCCGGCACGGGCTCGAACGGATCGGCGCCCTTCGGGGTGTAGACGTAGCCGGCCGAGCCGGTGTAACGGACACGCATCGCGTGATCTCCTAAGGGTGAAAGGGGTTAGACGAGCCGGGCCGTCACGTCGATCACGACGCGGGCCGAACCGATCGGGCCTTCGGGTGTCTGGCCGCACGACATCGACTTGGAGGTGATCCACACCATCTGCACGCCTTCGACGGCGGTAAGGCTCGGATCGTCAGCGATCACATCTTCGATGGCAGCGACAAGCTCGGTGACCCGCGTCATGGTGGCGTCCAGGTCTTTGCGGCCAGCGACCACCACCAGCAGCGGGATGGTGAACTCGTCCTTACGGATCTGGCGGCCCGAGGTCATCACCGGCCGCTCCTCCGTAGAGGTCAGTTCGTCGATGAACACCATCTCCGCTTTGCGTTCCAGGTCCCCCGGCCATCCCGGCTGGACCGACACAACCCCGTTAAGGGTGGCGTGGGCCCGGAGCAGCGTGACCAGTTCCTGGGCGGTCGACCACCAGACGGTGGTGGTGGGGTTAGCCACCGAACCGGTAGTCCTGCTCGGCGTTCAGCGCAGCGTCGATGTCGAGGTACCCGGTCGGCCGGCCCTCATCCCAATTCGGGGTCGAGTAGCGGGTGGTGCCACCGTCGAAGTTCTGCGACAACACGTCCCGGCTGGTGCCGCTGTTGTTGTTCGCAACCCGGCGCATCACATACGCAGCACACGCCGACAAGATCCCCTCAGGGGTGGTGGCGATCCCGTGCGTATAAGCGACGGTGATCCACCCGGCCTGGTTGATGAACATGCACCCGCGGGCCTTGTCCAGATCGTCGGTATCGAACACGAGGACGTTGCCGTCCGAATCCGTCACAGACGTGACCGAGATGATCTGGACGTGGGGCAACTCGAGGACGCCACGGCGGGGCATCCCCCGGTGCGTGACCTCACGGGTCGTGAACGCAACGCCGCGGTACCGCTCAGCGATCCGCTCGAACTCGGACACGAGCCGCACGATCTCAGCGTTCGACGTGTCACCTAGACGGGGCTGGCGTTCCCGCACCAGCGCCGCGGACAGGTACGCAGTCTCAGCCATCGTCGGCGGCCTTGGCCCGGCGCACCGAGCGGCGGGCCCCAGGCTCGGCCGTCGCCTGCTCCACCGGCGCCACGGTCGGGAACGTCACCTGCACCGGGGTGAACAGAGCCTCACGGCCCTTCACGATCGGATCCGAGCCGGACACGATCTCACCCGCCTGCACGAGCCGATCACCAGCGAAGAACGTCGTCGAGGCACGCAGCATTGGAACCCTCCAGGGGTCAGAACTTGCGAGGGGAACGGGTGAGGGGTCCTGGCCCGCCCTGCCACTCAACAGGGCGGGCCAGGGGATCACGTCAGGTGGATCAAGCCGCGGTCGGGATCGACAGCATCACGGCGGCGGTGGCGTTGACCACCTCACCGCCCGTCCGGTACCAGGCGTAGAAGCCGCGCTGACCGGAGGGGTAGTTGTTGCCGGTGTGGAACAGGTGCGGGATCAGCTCGACGGTGAGCCCGACGCGCTCCACGATGTAGTAGGCCGAGCTGAGGTCCGCGAACACCAGACCGAAGTTGTCGGCGGTGGCCGCAGCGTTCGGCAGCACGGCGTCCATGTCGGAGCACTCGTACGCCGGGTAGCCGGCGATCCGAAGGTCCCCGGCGTAGTCGGCGGGAGCGGTGGAGATCAACGACCCCACACCGATGGTGGTCTCGAACGCCCGGATGGCGTTGAACCAGACCATGTTCCCGAGGATGGAAGCGCGGCGGCGGTACTTGGCCGGCAGGGCGGCGATCAGCTTGTCAACGTCGGCCTTGGCGAAGGTCTCGGCCGTGGTCGGGGCGATCTCCGAGCTGGTGCCGTCGAGTGCGGTCACGATGCCCTGCGGGGCGCTGGTGCCGTTGCCGGTGGTGAACGCGGCCAGCTCCTGGTCGTCCTTGGCCCGGGTGATCATGGCGAACACGTCGGCCTCCATCGACGCCCAGTCCTCGGACTCCAGCGAGAAGGGCACGAACACGTTGCCCTTGAACGTCGGGATCTGGAGCTGGGCGAGGGTCGGGGCGGCGTCGCCGGACTCGGCGGCCTCCGCTTCCCACGTGGCGGACACACCGGTCGACGCGACGCCGTTCCAGTGGGTGCCGGTGATCTTCTTGATCGTGGCCTGCTGGCGGATCGGGTTCTCGCTGTGGGTGCCGGTGTCGATGATGGTCGTGTCCAGCAGGGCGGGAACGGCGTAGCCGCCGGTGCCACCGAGGGCCACGGCACGCTCGACGGCCTGACGCTCATCGGAGGTCAGCAGCTCACCGCGACCACCAGCCAGCTTGAGGAACCCGGACCGGTAGGCCGGGGCCGAGGTGAGGACCACCCGCTCAGCGATGGACGGATCCATGCGGCGGACGGTCGACTCGGCGCCCTCACGCTGCGCGTCGGAGAGACCCCCGACCTGGGCACGCTCGATCACGGCGAGGGCACGATCCCGGACACCCTGAGCGGAGCCGTAGGCCACGCCGTCGAGGGTGTACAGGTCGGCGTCACTGGTGCGAACGATCACGTTCGGGACTCCCTGCTCGGTGCGGGTCTGGCCCTCGGCGGTCAGGCGCTCGACCTGCTCGTGACGGGCGATGAGCGACTTCAGCCGCTCGATCTCGGCGGTGCCCTCGTTCCAGCGGGCCTCCTCATCGGAGGTCAGCGCCACGGCGGCGGTCCGCTCGGTCACGTCGGTGAGGTCGGCGCCGCGGGCGTTCGCGGCCTGGTCGATGCCACGCAGGCAAGCGGAGATCCACTCCAGCGCGTTGCGAAGTTCGGTGATGTTCATTACTTGGACCCTCCAGGGATCAGAAGTTCGAGCGCACGGGACCGTGCGTCGGGGGTGAGCCCGGAGTGCTGCGCCGGCAGCGGGTCCGTGGCGGGGTCGGCGGGTCCGTCCGGCACAGCCGGGGGAGTGCCGAGGATCTGTGCGAGACGTGCGACCGTCTCGGGGTCAGCGAGCAGCCGGTCCAGATCGGACCGCACACCCACCGTCGTGTCGGTGTAGGCGGGGAACACGACCGGGCCGAGCTCGAACAGGCGAACCTCAGTGATCGTGCGAAGCGGGACCTCGCGGTCCTCGGATTCGTCCCACTCCTCTTGCACCACGCTGAACCGGAACGACATGCCGGTGATGGCACCCGAGGCGATCGCCTCACGCACAGACTCGAACAGTTCGGCCTTGTGCATCTCAGCCTCAACCCACAGGCCGCGCTTGTCCTCGGTGAGCTTCGGCGGGCCAGCGATCGGCAGCGACCCGATCGACGGGTGGTGGCCGTGGTCGAACTGCACCACCGGGGTGCCGTTGTTGATCGTCCGGGCGAACGCACCACGGGCGATCACCTCATCGAAGCGGCCTTCCCACGAGTCGATCCGGGTCGGGGACCCGAACACCGCGGCGTAGCCGGAGAGCTGGCGGCCCGGTTCGGGGTCGTCGTCGGCTCGGGTGAGCTTGAACGGAACCGACCGCGACACCACGGCGTCAGGGGCGGCAAGCGAGCGCGTCAAGCGGGGCATAACGCCCTCCTTGCGTTCAGGGATGGGGGGTCAGGTACCGGTGGTGCCTGGGGCCTGCATCTGCACCGACAACAAGCCGGAGTGCTTCAACAGGGAGAAGTTGCGTGACTGCACCGCGGCCAGCACCGACGCCGGCTCGTAGCCGCCGTCGGTGAGCGTGCGGACCGTCGCAGCGTCGGCGCCGAAGATCTCGGCCTCGTCGCGCTGGTCCTCAGCAAGAAACGGGATGTGGCGGTCGTCGTACCAGAGCCGCGACCCGGACGGGGCAGGGAGCACCGACCCGAGCGCCGCCGCAGCCTCACGCCACTGAGGTCGGGCCCACAGATCACCGAACGCCCGCCGAGCCTGCCCATAGTTGCTGTAGGTGGCAGCGGACAGACCCTCGGACAGGCCGACCATGATCGGAGGCACACCACCAGCCGCAGCGATACGGGTCTCCCCGGCGCCCTGTGTGAGCTTGAAGTCCAGTTGCTTGAGATCCGCCCCGACGACCTTCACATCGGCGCCACCGGCCAGCACAAGCGTCTTGTACGCGTTGTCTGCGCCTTCCTGGTCGCGCATCGACTCCACGAAGTCAAGCACTTCCTTCTTGGCGACCGCCTTGTCGAACGACACCGCCAAGTTGGGGGTCGCGGCGTTGTCGAAGAACTTTCCCTTGTGGCGGGTAGCGGCCGTGTCGGCCCGCACCTCCTCCACCACTGGGGTGAGCCACGACATGCCCCGGTAACTGGCGGTCGGGTCGGGGATCGGTGCGAAGTGCACCACGTCCTCAGGCAGATACCGGATCGGGGTCCCCTTGCCCATGCCCTCCGGCCACCACAAGTACCCGACCGGTTCAGCGTCGATCGGGTCACCGCTGTGCGAACCGACGATGATCGACACCAGATCGGGCCGCAGCCGGCGCAGAGCGTTACCCCGCCGCACGGCGTAGAAGTTCCCGGCCAGCGAAACGTCAAGCTCCATGCGTGCCAGCAGGTCACCGGTCGTACCGTTCGACCACGGCACCTCGAGCAGCGACAGGGCGGGGGTGCCGAACAGGTCAGCGGGTCGGCCGCCCTCCATCCGCTGCCACTGGAACCGGGCCTCGGTGAACAAGGCGAGCCGCCGGGCGATCACCGCGAACACCACACCGTTCCCGGCGAACCCGTGCGAGGCGTAGCCGTCCAATGTCGGCGGAGCCGCCTCCGTCACATCCTTACCCCACGTCGTGATCGGCTGCGGCAGCCCGGTCAGCCCGTAGCGGTTGCCACCGAACTTGAACGAGTCTGCCCACGTCTGGAACGACATCGACGAACGCTCGGACTTGTCTTTGGGTAGGCCCCGCAGCCGTTCGATGCGGCGCATCAGTACTGGTTCTCGTCAGGATCAGCCAACAGGAACCAGCCAGCCCCACAGCCCACACCAGCAGCCGCCAGGCCGAGAGCGGGGGCCACCAGCCAGCCGGCCACGGTCAGAAGCGCCACAGCGGCGACAAGCAACAGGTCAGGCAGCTTCACCCGGGCACCTCCTCACACATAGAACGCCAGGGCGTAACCGCCCCGGTCCTGCGACAAATGCCCATGCCGGGCCAGCACCGCAGCCACCAGCGGTGACGCATCGTGCGGGC